ATATTTCTATATAAATATTGTTGGATCATTATTATTTATATTAAATGTTATACACCAAAACCTATAAAGGCAAGTTTAGAACCAAGAATCCTTCGAAATACAAGGGTGACGTGAATAATATTGTATATCGTTCCTTGTGGGAATTGCGCTTTATGAAGTGGTGTGATTCCAATACTTCTGTACAGGAATGGGGTTCTGAGACAGTAATCGTACCATATATTTCCCCATTGGATAAAAAAGTACACAGATACTTTGTAGACTTTTATATTAAAGTCATGGATAAAAATGGGGGATTACAGAAGTATCTGATAGAAATAAAACCCGAGAGATTTACTAAACCCCCCACAATTCCTGCAAGGAAAACAAAAACATTTATAGATGAAGTCTTTCAGTATGGAGTAAATGAAGCTAAATGGAAAGCAGCATTTGAATTTTGTCAGGATAGAAATATGAAATTTATGGTATTAACCGAAAAAGATTTAGGACTAATAAATGGCTGATAATGTATTTCAAACTGTTAGTATGAAAGCGGGCGATGCTCAGAAATCATACTATTGGTATAGAGAACAAGTTAAAAATCTTGGTTCTAACTTATCCGGTACTCAGTTACTAAGAAATGAAAAATTAACTTCGAATATACGTCCAGGTGAGATGTATTTGTTTATGTACGATCCTAAACTTAAAAAGACTTTGCCTTATTATGATGCTGTTCCGTTAGTATTGCCCTTTCAGGTTGTCAAAGATGGATTTTTAGGCATCAATCTTCACTACTTACCGTATCTAGCTAGATTCAATTTGTTGGGTGAATTAAATAAATTAACATTAGATAAAAGAATAAATGAGAATACTAGAATACAAATATCTTGGCAAATATTAAATAGTTCATCCAAGTATTTAGCAGCAACAGCATGCGTTAAGCATTACTTAAGCTCACACTTAAGATCAAGATTTTTAAAAATAAATTACACAGATTGGATCACCGCATCTATGTTACCTGTTGAAAGATTCAAATCAGATTCAGGAAACGATTCGTCAAAAGCTAAAGTTTGGCGAGACACAACTAAGAAAATATAGGTAACAATAATGTCATCATCGTTAGAACGCTTTATAAGCCAAATAAACACTCGTGGATTAGCAAAAACAAATTTATTTAAGGTAGAAATAAGTACTCCCCCTTGTATTGCCAGTCATCCGGTAGGAAGTATACCTGAATTACTTAATATATTTTGCCAATCTGCAAATTTCCCTGCTACTAATATAGGGGTAAAAGAATTGAAAATTGCAGGACCTACATATAAAATACCATATAGTGTAGATTACGGAGGTGAAGGCATAGCGCTAACTTTTCTTGTAGATCGTAATATGGATGTAAAGGGTTATTTTGATTTATGGATGAGTCATATTATAAACCCATATGAATTTCATGCATACTATGATGAGGGTGTTACGAGATATACTACAGATATACTAATAAAACAAATAGCAGAAACAACTCGAGGATTAAAAGTATATGAAAATAACGGAGAAGAAACAATAACGCCTACGGAAGATATGGATAATTTATACTATGTAAAACTTGAAGATGCTTTTCCTAGAAATATCGGCATGATAGAATTGGATAGTACTGCACAAAATTCTGTACATAAACTAACTGTAAATTTTGCATATAGAAAAGCAATTTTTAATAATGAAATCTACAATGCTTGTAAAGAAAACTACAACTCCGGAGTAAATGTTCGATTTTTTCCGAATACTGGCCGACGTGGCACTGTGCGATAATGAATTTTAAATAATAAGGAATATTATGGCTTTACCTAAATTAGAAACACCCACATATGAATTAATTCTACCCTCATCTGCAGAGAAAATAACATTCAGACCCTTTCTTGTAAAAGAATATAAAATATTACTAACAACGCTCGATGCAGAAAATGCAGAGATTAATCGTGTTGTTACAGAATTAGTTGATGCGTGCACATTCAATAGATTAAAAATAGATACACTCGCAAACTTTGATGTTGAATATATCTTTCTAAATATACGGGCAAAATCAATAGGTGAGATTAGTAATCTATTATTGAATTGTAATAACTGCGATAATCAAATATCTTTAGATTTAAATTTAACAAACGCAACTGTAGAAAAATCTCCAGACCACAATCCAAGAATTAATATAACAGATAATATTATTATAGAAATGCGCTATCCAAAATTTGAGGAAATGATTAATATCTATCAAAATTTTAAATCAGACATAATAGTGGAAATGCTAAGTTCCTGTATTAAGGCAGTATATACTGAGGATAAGGTATATGATGATTATACTAAGGAAGAATTATTAGAATTCGTTAATTCTTTCTCCAAAAATCAATTTGAGATGATAGAAAACTTCTTTTTAACTATGCCAAAATTGGTACAACGTATAGAACAAGATTGTGATAAATGCGGAACACATAATACGATGACTCTGGAGGGTCTGCAAAATTTTTTCGTCTGACCCTTTCCCATGAGGGCCTTTTAAACTATTTTACGTTAAATTCTACTCTGATAACCAAATATAATTACTCTCTTACAGAAATAGAAAATATGATACCATGGGAAAGAGACACGTATATATCATTAATTATTACACAGATCAATGAAGAAAATGAAAAAATAAAACAAAAGAATTTTAGGAATAATCAATAATGTTACCCACAAACCCACAATCGCTAACTGCTGCAGATCGAAGTGTTTTAGAAAATTTAAAACAGCAAGGTGAACAAATAGATAGACAATCCAAAGTCTTAGAAACCTTAGTTGATAGGGTAACAAGACAAATGCGATCTAACGAAAAATTAGAAAAAATTGATCAAAAAGAAAAAAATCAAATTAAAGGTGATACTAAAGTAAGTGACATTCCTGGAATGGCGTTCGATAAAATTTCTGATAAATTTAATGATTTTATAGTCAACGGGTTTAGTTCTATTAAAGATAAGTTTAAGGAAGAAAAATCCAAACCTATAGATAAGTCGAGAGAACCTTCTTTAAAAGATAAAAAACCAAAAGATGATATTAGTGTATTAAAGGATATACTAAATAATATGGTTACTACATCTAAATATCAGGAACAGATGTTAGACCATACTAAAGCATTACAATCTATAGCAGATAAAACGTATGTTAGTATAAACGAGTTGAATAATAACTTGCAAAATCCAGAGAATATAGAACAGCCTGCAGAAAACACTACAACAACAGATAACAATACTGAAAAAACAAAAGTAGAGAAAAAAGAAAAAAATACTTTAAAATTATTATCCAATAACGAAAAATCAAAATTGCCTGCTTCTAATGATAATATTTTTAGTGCAGCAAATGAAACTACATTTACTGATAAAAAGTTACCTGACGAAATAGGTGTAGCTGTAGGTAAATCGTTAAAACCCAATTTAGACAATTTAGGTAAAACATTAAAGGATGCATTAGCTCAAGGTTTTGGTAATTTGGAACTGGCAGTTAATGATATTGATACGACATCTTTGCCTATTCCTTCTGTAGCCGGGGGAGCAGCAACTGCGGGTAAGACAGCAACAAAAGTTGCTGCAGGCACAGCTGCCGCGGCAAGCGCATCTTCCGGCTTAAACAGTAATGCAGGCAAAGTATTAAAGGGTGCAGGGATATTAGGTATGGCCGCTGAGTTATATGGCACCAGCGATGAGGAACTTGCTATACTAAGAGCGGCAGATGAAAAGAAAAAGGGGACACAAGCACAAATCCCAGCAGTTGATAATAAAATAGAAAGAGCAGAATCTGAAAGAAATGTAGCAGACAAAAAGACAGGCGGAAGATATACTGAAGGTAGATTACAACGAAGAGCAGATAAAATAAAACCAGAGTATTTAAAATTCGCACAAAAATTTTATAATGATCCAAATTTACAAGATCCAGATTATCTTTCGTTACCTGAAAACAAAGGTATTTTAGAATTATTAGAAGAGCGCCAGAAAGAAAATCTGCTACCCGAAATTGAAAAGGTTACACCTAAGAAAAGAGAAAGTACCAGTTTGATGAAAACGGTAACAGATGAAAATAGAGAACTAACATCAAAAGGTAGTACGCAAGGTGCTCCTATTATTGTTAACAATACTACTAATGCAGTATCAGAATCAGGTTCTTCTGCAAATTTTTCTTCAGCTACTCCGAGAAATCAATCTACAGCAGTTAATGATTATCTT